TCGATCGGGATCGCGGCTTCGGCCGCGCGCATCCCACCGGCACGGACCGCCGCGTCGAGCAGATTGCGCAGGTTCACAGCCTCCTGCTCAGTCAATATCAGTGTGATCGTCGTCATTGCGCCGTCGCTGTAAGTTCGAGATCGCCCTTGCCGAGATATTCGGCAGTGTGGGGCCAGAGTACGACACCCGCCTTTGAGCCTTCTGGCGGGATCGAGACTTGCTCGCCGTAGACGTCGTGGATGACCCGCATCGCAAGCTTGTTCTTGTTCGTGATCACGTAGGTCTGCGGCTTGCTGCTTTTCATGCGCTCTGCCAGAGCTGCAACATGCAACTCGCGCGGCGTCTGCCGTTTGATCTCTTGTTCGATCTCTTCTCCGACTGTCGGAACCGGCGCATCCGTCCATTCAGGCTTCTTCACTTGCGACATGGTTGATCCTCCTCAGTTGCTATGCGCGAGCCTTCCACCCGCGCTTAGTGTGTGGTGTCGGTGATAGTCCCGAAGCCTCCTGAAACGTCGTCGAACAAGACGTCGCAGTCAAAGTCCATCGCACCCCAAGTCCCGCTGCCAGTTGGCAAGAGGCTGATGGCTTTTGATGGCGTGAACAAGCAAACAGGGAACTCATAGGTGAATTGAGGGCCCACCACGTTCGTGCTCACGAATTTGAAGGCCGCATAGATCAGCGGCTCCGACAAGATTGTGATAGGACTCGTTCGATTCCCCAGCACAGCCATACCAAGATTCCTGGCGGTGAATTCCTCCAGGATCATAGTTAGCGTTGCTGCAACTTCGGTCACCACGACCAGGTCCTTTTTGCGCACGCCGACGCGAGAGCTGTAGTGCTCCAGACGAGTGGGTTTCACCTGAAAAGTAAATTCGGTGATGTTGCCCGCATCAACGTAAGCGACATCTGGTGAGGTGCTAGGTGGAATCAGTTTGACATAACCGATTCCACGGCCGACGACGTAGTTCCCGATATTAGGGCTAGGACCGGGAGCAATCATGTGAGGCACTCCTTAGTGTTCTGTTGAATCCTCTATGCGCTTATCCAGCTCGCTATGGGGAACTAGGGCGAGCCAACGCCGCTGATGCCGTCGACATAGCGCATGGCACCCGGACGTCGGATTTCGACGGAGCCGACTCGGAAGATGCCAGGAATGTCGAATTGCAGTGCGCTGCGCTGGAACACCGGCAAGAACCGATGTGGCATTGGCAGGTGCAGCTTGAGCACGCGCGGATCGCGACGATAAACGATCATGCGACCGCCGCCATCAGCACCAGCTGACGTCAGACCCAGCACGCTGCGAATCGTGAGTGGCTGGCCCGTCGTGTAAGTGTACAAATTGTACTTCGCCAAATAGTCGAGGGCGTTGCCATAAGTGTTGGGAACACGGATGTTAGCGAGAGCTTGCATCTCACCGATCGGCAGCAGCACAGTGTCAGCCATCTCGACAGTGAGCGAGCCCTCGTAAACACCAGTCAATGCATTCTGCACATCCCTGATGATCTCGTCCGCCGTCTTGGTTGACCAATGTGACGAACCAGATGCTCCGGTCGCAGCAGTGACCACCGTGACGTTCGGATTGTTGAACAAGCCGGTGATGTTCTTGGTCGAATCACCACGATAGGCATGATTGTCGAGAAACATCTCGGAGGAGAACCGTGCGGCTTCAGCGCGCTCGGCGGGGAGATTGAGGCCAGGAATCATCATCGCCTGACCCAACTCCTCTAACGTGTAGTTGTAGCCGATCCCCGCGAGTTCGATACCTTGCTCGAATTTTCCGCGATTGATGTCGGCGTAGGGCATGTCGGTGGCAACATGACTGAGCCACTGAGCTTGACCAACCTTATCCAGCGAGAAGTAGGTGACCGATTTTGCCCATTCGCCAGCAGACGTATCGATTGGGATCAGCTGCGCGTAGATTATTTCGGGGTAGGCCACGCGGTAGACTTCGGCCTCGATGTAAGAGGTTTGGCTCAACAGAAAGCCGAGCGCCTGTTGAGGGTTGTCGTAGATATCAAGACGCATATTCGTGTCTCCGATTTAGCGCGCGATGTTTTAATCGCGACGACGTTGCCCTGGCGCTGGCTTACCTATTGCCCGCGATGTTGCCGATACGGACAACAGCGAGCGTGACGCTTTGTCCGATTGCGTCGGTACCGGTCACGAGACCGCTCATCCAACGCGCATCCTCGATCACAGTGCCGCCGGAGAAGCCGAGCTGCCCAGTCGAGGTGTTGTAGTAGACGGCATCGCCAGCATGGACAGTGCCAGCCGGGATGACCCAGAGGTCGCCGCTCGCGAGAATGCCCGCGTTGTCATAACGAGCGTACTTGTCGAGCGTGAGCGTCTCGGAGCGCGGAAGCGTGATATCCACGCGCGTGAGGCCGACAAAGGCGGTACCACCAAGGATGCAGCCATCGGCAGCAGTACCTTGGCTGACGGCAAGGCCGAAACCGATACCAGCAGCGGTTTCAACAATCCGCGTATCCGCCACGAAATTGATTTCGCTGGCGAGCATTCCAACCTGAGCAGGAAGCAGATAGCGGTTGTAATTGGTCTGAACGGGGGAGGGTTGCAACATGAGCCCAATCTCCTTTCTGGAATGGCAGGGCGCTGCGCGCGCTTACTGCGCGCTAGGGCGTGGTGTGCGCCAGGCGGTGGTGAGGTTCTTGGAGTATTCCTCGTAGGCAGCGTCTTTCAGCGCCTTCGGGTTGTTATTGTTGCCACCACCGAAGTTCAGCAGCGACAAGCTATCCGCCAGGCGATCAGTGCCAGTGCGCGGCCTGATATTCGCGGTGATCGCCTTGAATGCGCCGATCAGCTCATTGTCGCTCATATTCTTCGCAGCATCCCCGAGCTTAGCCTCGACTACGATGCGACGAATTTCAGCTGGTTCCTTGCCGTTGAGGTCAGCTTTGCCTTCCATTGCGGCATCGGCCTTGAGCATCAGCTCGGTGCGCTCCTTGACGATCTCGTCAAGTGCTTTGCCGCTAAACCTGGCATTTGCGTCTTCGAGCTGCTTCTTCAGAGCAGCGACTTCGCCACGCAGAGTCTCCGCATCCTTCTCTGCACGAGTGCGCTTCTCCTCTTCCTCTTCCTCATCATCCTCAGCCTCAGAAGCCTTCTTGTTGGCGTCGGCCAAAGCACTTTGCAGCGCTGCGATGTATTTCTGGACATGCTTGGCAGCCAGCTCGTCATCGAAAGAGATGGTCTGCCCATCAATAAGAATCTTCGCCATTTCGCTGGCTCCTTTATCCTCGTCCCCGATGCGTAAAAGCGATCCGCCTCTGGCAGCAGGGACGACAGCCAGATGATTGCCGCGTATCGCAGTCTGCTTGGCGTCGTAGACTTCGCCGTCAGGCGTCTTGCCTCGACCCCATTTCAAATCGCAGCCGTAGCCAACCGACAGCTCACATACGCCGTGCTTCTCGTAAGCCTCGATCGCCTTGGCATCCATGATGACCATCGGCACGCGCACATGATCGCCATCACGCACGACGTCATCGCCGGTATGGCCGACTGCGTACTGATCCCAGTTTCCCGCATCGACCATATTGGGTGGGTGATTGAGTGTGATCGGCCTGTGTGCCAGGCTCTTCATTGCTTGTTTTGAGAAGACTTCTTCTGGCGGGCGATAGACGCGCACAATATCGCGATCAGGAATGCCTACTTCATGGCCGGAGTAAAGCTGAATGCCAGCGCGGGCTATGCGTGCGTTAGCAACCAGGTAACCGTCATTCGTCTTACGGATACCATCCATCACGAACTGATCAGTCATCTGGATGGTTTGGGCATCACCGTAATCGTCGTCGTCGTCCTCGTTCCCGTTGTCGTCCTCGTCATCGTCGCCGTTATTCCGGGAACGTCGCGCATCTTCGAGACTTGGCGGGATTCCGATGTATCCTTCGCCGTCGCATCTCTTGCATTTGAATCCGCCATCGTCCTTTCCGGCTCCATCACAGTCGGGACATGGACGCATTTCATCGGTCGCAAGCCAGACATCACGGATCACCAATCTGTCGCCGGTAGCCGAATCCCAATTCTCGGGAAGCATCTCAGTGGCACCGAGCGCGCGCGCGCGTTTCTTAATCCACGCCTTGGTCGCTGCCTTGTTTTTTGCGCGCCCAAATGCGCGGATAGCATTTTCTAGATCACTCTTGTTCTCGATCGGATAACCACCGCCGGGCATTGCCTTGCCCTTCTTCTCCAGCTCCTCACGTCTCTCCGATGAGAACTCTTTGTCACCGCTCCATGTCTGCATGACTCGTTCCCCATCAGTGGCCTTGCGTTTTTTCTTCTTGCGCTCACGCTCTTGGCTCAGAGCAATGGCGATGGCCTGTTCACGACTGGTGACCTTTGCACCAGAGCCACTGCGCAGCTTGCCCGTCTTGAATTCATGCATGGTCTGCTCGACGCCAGGCATCACTACCTCGCGCACGCAACCACGCGCGCGCGCAGGAGCGCGACGCTGATCGCCTTCCCATGATCTGAAAAAATTGTGCCGCTAGGGTCAGCTGCCGAGAACGGCATTCCCCAACCTCGCGGACCCCCTCATGGCCCGCTACGAAGCAACACCGAACCTACGTTTACGCGACTTGCGGGAGATTTGCTAGCCAGAAGATGCAATCTGTCCGCCGCCCTCAGTCATCGCGTGCAACGTCGCGACCAGTCCAGGATGGAGGGGCTCAGGCAGATTCTCTAAATGAAACCAACCATATTGCGTATGTTCTGGGTTTAGAATCGGCTTGAATTGCCATTCGGATGGCTGAACGTAGGTGTGGAAACGCAGCCCATTTCTTGTCCGCGAGTGAACCTTGAAGGCCGAATGATTCCCTGGATTGCCAGTCTCCTCAGCTGATTCGCGGTGGGCGGCATGCCTGGGCGTCTCTTTCTCTTCGAGCATTCCAGCCGGTATCGACCATTCCCCGGTGTCCGATCGCTTCATCAAAAGCATCTCGCCGCTTGGTGTTCGAAAAATAATTCCTGCGGCCTGACGAGCGGCTGCATCGAATACCCAGGCTGCATCCTCCAGCGTTCCGGCTGGCACAAACGCACACCGACACCAGGGATGAGCTGGTATCAGGTCCTCGGCTTCGTCGAGATCGTATGGCCCCTCTTCGCTGATATCCTCGCACACAATGCAAACATCGTTGTCTCCAGCTGTGAGAACATCCACCTCCTCTGGAAATTTCGCTTCGAGCGCAGCCTGCGCTTTCTCAATGCGCCGCTGCGTTGACGGTGAAGGCTTGCGCCCCTTCAAGCGTGAGCCTGGTCCGCGCTTTGGCGCATCAGTTATTTG